CTGATTTCGAGCGGTGGGTGGCGCACGCCTTCTGACCACAACCCAACAACCTATGCCCACGATGACACCACTAACCTACGACCTCCTCGTCATAACTTACGAGCGCGGCGGCGCCTCCGCCGTGGAGGAACTATGCTCCCCGCACAACCTACCGCGCGCCCATTGCGTGGCCTGCGAGACGGACACGCCGACGTTCGACGACGCCTGCGCCTGCTGCGGATCCGTCCGCGAATAACCCAACAACCTATGCCCACGATGACCATCATCAGCCTCGACGAGGTCGCGACCCGACCCGAACCGTTCCGCCTCGGCTTCGCCGACGGCTACGCGCTACAGCCCAGCCGCGAGCACGACCTCGCGTTCCGCACCGCCCGCGAGGCGTCGCAATACCGCTCCGGCCACCGCGCCGGGCGCAAGTTCTACGCCGATCAGAACGACCTGTGACCCAACCCAACAACCTATGCCCACGATGAAAATCAAAGTCACCCGCCGCCTGCGCCCCAAGGGCAAGCAACACCGCTACGTCGTGACCTGCGATCCGTCCCCGATACTGAGCGCGACGCGGGCCAATAAGACCCGGGGCGACAGCCTGCCCGAGGCGATGGCCCTCTGTCCCGCGTGGGCGTTCCCCATCATCGACCGCGCCCTCCTCCATATCCGCGACGCCCGCCCGTGGAGCGTCGCCGACGACACCGTCAGCCTCACCATCGAGATCAAATAAACCATCAACCTATGTCCACGATGACCACCATCACCCTCAACCCCGACCTCCGCTCCGCCCTGATCGAACAAGGGTGGGACGGCGACGAGCAAGGCCCGCGCCTGCTGATCGTCGGCTCCCGCTACGGCAACAAGAAGTACCGGCACCTGTACTTCGAGACGCTCTCCGCGAACAAGGTCCGCCTGTACATCCACCCCAACGTCCGCGCCCGTGTCCCCACGCTGAAGGCGCAGACTATCAATGCCACCCAGCGCAACTGGGCGAAGAGCCTGACCCGTTGGGTCTCGGTCGCCTGCTTCACCCTGCAAGAAGTCTGGCAGAAGGAAGACGACCAGAAGGCGCGCGATAATCTGCGGGAGCGCCGCCGTCAGGAGACGCTGGCCGCGCTGCTGGAACCCGTCGGCGTCACCCCTGAGGAGTTCGATACCATCGCCAAGGTCGATTGGAATTGGATGAACGAGGACGACATCCTGACGGACACGCCCGCCGTGACCGGCGTCACGGTGCGGAGCATCTGGGGCCCGGCGACCGTGGATTGGGACGGGGTTACGCGCGTCCGCAAGACGGCTCGCCTGCTCACGTTCCTGATGCAGGAGGGATGGCGATGAAGCGCCTGTCCCCGAACCAGTACCTGCTCGTCGTCACGGTCGCGATGTTCGCCGTGATCTGGGCGGCGCTTCGGTACATCGTGACGCCGCTGATCCTGCGATAGGTTGCCCGGTTGATGTCACGCTGTGGTGTTGACATCGGCCCGCGTTGGGTGAGGTTCGCGCGACGGGGTCAGGTTCCCCGTTTTGTCTGGTCATAGTCGCAAAAGGTTGAGCCCCCCATCGCGTGAGCGGTGGGGGGTTTTTGCTTTACAGCCCCCGCGCTACGTGCCCCTTTGCCCTCGCCCCGACGGACCTCAACCTGCCGCCGGGCGCCAACCTCAACCTGACAATCGCCGGACCGTTGCGACTCTTGCCGCGCCGCGTCCGGTCTGGAACCATACGACTATGACACGTTACTTCGGCGGCGAGCCCGCCAATATGGGCGTCGTCCGCGCCCTGCCCTACTCAACCTTCGCCGAGTTGGTGGAAGGCTACCTGCGCGAGCCTGTCCTGTTGCCCGTGACCAAGGCCGCCCTGCTGGCGATGCCCAAGGCTGAGGCGATGGACGCGAAGCGCACCCGCTACCTCGTCCCCGCCACGTTCAAGGCCGACCCATCGCAGCGCCGCACCGAGCACGCTGTAGCGTGCAACGTGTTGTGCATTGACGTCGATGCGCTCGACGACGCGCGCCACTTGTTGGACACGGGGCTCGACGTGGTGCTCGGTGACCTCGCCGCTCTCGTCCACCACACGGCACGCTCCGCGCCCGACGCGCCGCGCCTCCGCATCATCGTGGCAACCGATGGTGTACCTGTTGCCGCCTATCCCGATGCCGTGCGCCAGCTGGCGGGGCAGCTGGGGATCGGCGAGCCGAACCGGGAGTCGCTCGTCCCGGTGCAGCCGATGTTCCTGCCAACCTGTTTTCTCGATGACCCATCCGACCCGGTCATCTACGCCAACCCGACCGGCCAGCTGTTCGTGCACGCGGCGCCCGGCCCGGCCGCCCCGGCGGCGGCCGCATCCCCGGTGGATCTCAGCATCTCCCCGCTGGAGCACTTCCGCCCGCCGATGGAGGGCGTTACCATCGAGGACATCCAGCCCGCCCTCGACGCGATCGATCCCGCCTGCTCGATGCAGCAATGGATCGAGGTGGGGATGGGGCTGAAGCACCAGTTTGGGGACGCCGGGTTTGCTGCGTGGGACAAGTGGTCAGCGGGTTGCCCCGATAAGTATCCCGGTGCGGACAAGATCAGGCGGCGGTGGGATTCGTTGGCCGGTCAGACCGGGGACCGGGTGCCCGTGACCCTGCGTAGCGTCGTCCGCGTGGCCGAGGAGGCGGGATGGAAGAGCACGGGGATCGGCGAGAACGTCTACGGCAGACTCGTTGACTGGATCGGCTCGACCTCCCGCTCCACCGAGGAGTTGCTCGACCACGCGGTGCCTCGCATCGCCGGGATCTCCCCGCTTGTAGGCCCGTTGAAGCAGGCCGCGCTGGTGGGCACGCTCGCCCGCATCCTCCGTGCCCGTGGCATCGCTGGGGTTACCGCCTCGTCGCTCAACAATGCGGTGAAGGACAAGCTGGCCGAGGCAGCGAAGGCCAACGCCTCGTCGTCCGCCCCATCGTGGTCTTCGCAGATGGTCTTCATCACTGCGAGCAACCTGTTCTACCGATACGGGGATAACCGGAAGATGAAACCGGAGGTGGTTGATCTGGTGTACCGTTCGCCCGATCCCGAGAAGCGACCACGTGAGTGGTTGGTGCACGACGCGAAGATCCAAGTGGTGGAGAACCTGCGCTACGATCCCACCACCAGTTCGTCCATTGTCCAGTACGCTGGCGTGCCCTACTGTAATACCTATCGCCCCTCGTACCCGCAGCCTGACCCGTCGCAGATGCAGGAGGTGCTCGACTTCTTCATGCCCCATTCGCACGCCCTCTTCGGCGCCCAATGGGCCAACGTGATGTGGGATTTCGGTGCGTACATGGTGCAGAATCCGGGCAAGAAGATCCGCTGGGCACCGCTGGTGCAGAGCGGCGTCGGTGCAGGCAAAGGGTTGTGGGCGGCGTTCCTGACCCGGGCCTTGGGGTTCACGAACGTGCAGCGCCTCGCCGCCGAGCACGTACTGGAGGCGACGTACAACTCTTGGGCCAGTGGCTACCAGCTGACGGTCCTCGATGAGGTGTACAACGTGGGGCACAACTCCCACCGCACGATGAACAAGCTGAAGCCGTCCATCTCGGACGACTTCGTCTCGGTGCGTGCGCTCTACGAGCCGGTGCAGACCGTCCCGAACACGATGAACTTCATCATGTTCACCAATCACCACAACTCATTGGCCGTTCACGACAGCGACCGCCGATACTTCGTGCTGAAGTCCCCGCTGCAGGGGGAGACCGACGTCCGTGCCCTCGGTGGTGATGCCTACTTCACCAAAGGGTACAACCTGTTGTCCACTCATGCGGGTGGGATCCGCGCCCTGCTGGAGATGTGGACGATCGCCTCGACGTTCGCCCCCGAGGGCCGTGCCCCGGTCACACCGTTCCTCAAGGAGCTGGCCGCTGCCACTGCCTCCCCGCTGGCCGCTGCCGTGCAGGATGCACTCGACGACCAGCCGCACGCGCTCGTCCGCCGTGACCTCGTGTCGCTGCACGTGCTGCGTGCGATGCTCCCGCCCGACCGGCTCGCTCAGTTCAGCGACCAAGGGCTGGCCGCCGTGTTGCGGGAGAAGGGGTTCGTCTCCGTCGGGCGGCACGATCTTGAAGGCGTGCGCCACGCGTTGTGGGCACGTGATCTGGCGGGGGATCCGGTGGCCGAGGCGGCGGTGCGGCTGCAAGTTTTGTGACAAAAACTGTTGACGCACGCACGGAAACTGTTTCTGTTCGCACTGTGATCGCAGTTCTAGCCCTACTTCTGACCTTCATCCTCCTCGCGACAGCCGCCGCAGTGATCGCGGTGCTGCGCGCCGAGGACAACGACGACTACGACAACTGAGATGAGCGCCGACATCGCCCAAGTTAAATTAGAAGAATACCGGGAAGAGGCTTACGTATTGCTACATTTATGGCGCATGCTGAGGGTGGAGGTTGCGATCGCTCGGTTCCTGTTGGGCCAAGAGAAGCGTAATTTAGCGGACTTTTTGGTGGATTACTTGCCCAAGGGGTTTGCTGACATGCGGAAGGACGAAATGGAACGACACCTTGTTGCCCTTATGCAGAGAGTAGATCGGGAAGCTACCCGCAGCGTGCGCCGGACGATGAAGAAATTAAAGCGATGAGCTATCCGATTAACCCCAAGGGTGAAGCAATTCGCCGGATGCTGATGGAGATGCGGACGTACAAGGAGATCGCGCTGACCCTGCGCGTGCCCATGTCCGCAGTGAGGTGGCAGGTGGATCAGCGTCGGATGCTTCGCATCCCGCTTACCCGGGAGGAACGTCTCTGGCTGGCGGACAAGCGCGGCGTGGATCGGAAGGTGGTCCCGTGATCAACCCGGGCACCACTGCCACGGTCCCACCGGGCAGCATTACTTACACCCCTACCGTCAACCGCCCCATCACCGGGCGTCTGAGCGAGGCCAAGCTGTACGAGAAGCTGCCCGAGGACATCCGCGCAGTGATGCAGGACGCCAAGACCAAGGGCAAATGGTTGGTCGGCGATCACCAAGTCACTTGGCAGGACACGATGATCATCGGTCTGTGCGCTATCCTCGCCGAGAACCAACACCTCTTCGTTAAGAAACCCACCAATAAGCTATGATCGAAACCAAACTGACCGAACTGACCGAAGCAATCCGGCAACTGACTGCTGCGTTGAACACTGCCCGCCCCGTGGCCGCCGCCCCCATCAAGGTGGAAGCCCCGGCTCCCGCCCCCGTAAAGGTGGCGCCCGCTCCGGCCCCTGCGCCCGAGCCGTCGGCCGAGGAGGTCGAAGACGTGGAGGAGACGCCCGCCGTACCCGCCCCCGGCAAGGTGACGCAGGCTGACCTGCGTGATGCAGCCAGCAAGTTGCTGGAACAGAAAAAGCTCCCCGAGATCCTCCGCATCAACCGCGAGCACGGCATCCGCCGCATCACCGAGTGCCCCGAGGAGAAGTACGAGTCGGTCTACGCCGCTCTCACCGCCGCCCTTACCAATGGCTCGTAACCGCAGCATCATCGACGTCGGCCCGTCGGCTTCCGGCCGGTGGTCGGTATGCACCGCGTCGCCACAGTTCCTCGTGGACAACGCGGACAAGCTGCCGTCGGACTCGTCGGAGTACGCCGATGAGGGCAGCGTCGCGCACAACGTGGCGGCCAAGTTGCTCGTCGGCCAAGACCCCGGATCCGTGGCGCCGGACATGCTCGCTCATGTCCAGAAGTACGTGGACTACGTGCTCGCGCAGACCGATCCGTATGTGATCAAGAGCGTGCTGAGGGTGGAGCAACCTGTGAACCTGTTCTACCTGCCACATCGCAGCGGCATCGTGGACGCGGCGGTCCTCCTGCCCGGGTCCATCTGGGTCAATGATCTGAAGTATGGTCAGGGCGTGAGCGTCGAGGCCGAGGGCAATACCCAGCTGGCCATCTACGCCGAGTCGCTGATCCAATCATGGGAGCAGGTGATGGAGTTCCCCGAGGACATGAAGGTGTTCCTCTCCATCGTGCAGCCCCGTGACCGGAATAACCCAGAGCCGATCCGCCGATGGGAACTGACCCGCAAAGAGTTGGCTGGCTTCACTGCCCAGCTGGCGGCGAAGGCGGAGCTAGCCCTGTCCGGCAAGGGCGAGTTCGTCCCTGACGACAAGGCTTGCCAGTTCTGTCCGGCCAAGGGGATCTGTGCAGCCTACGCCACGCGTGGGTTGGCCGCCCTGCCCGAGCCCGCCCGCGTCATCGAACTTCCCCACCCCGGCACCCTCACCCGCGAGCAACGTGTTCAAGCGTTGAAGGCGAAGAAGGTGCTGGCCCAGTGGATGGAGGCGCTCGAAGACCAAGAGATCCACGACCTGTCCAATGGCGCCGAACCCGTCGGCCTCAAGCTGGTCGAGGGCAAGTCCAACCGGAAGTGGGCGAACGTGGACGACGCGCTCAAGCTCCTGTCCAATCACCTCAGCCTCGACGAGATGCGCCCACGGGAGGAGATCATCTCCCCGGCCGCAGCCGAGCGACTGCTGAAGGGCATCAAACTTTCAACGCGCTTCTCCAATAGGATGGAGTCGTTGATCACCAGACCCGAGGGCAAACCGACACTGGTATCGGCGGACGATCCTCGTCCCGCGCTCTCGTTGAAACCCACCAATGGCCTGAAACCGCTAGAATAAAACCGCATACTGATATGAACGTCACCCTCAACAACGTCCGCCTCTCCTTCCCCGCCCTGTGGGAACCGCGCAAGGGGCCTGATGCCAACTCGAAGGCCAGCTACCAAGCTGCCTTCCTCCTCGACAAGAAGGACAACGCCGCCGACATCGCCGCCGTCAAGGCCGCCATCGCCGCCATCACCAAGGAGACCTTCAAGGGCAAGCAGCCGCCGAAGATCTGCCTGCGTGACGGCTCCGAGAAGCCGGACCTTGAGGGCTACGGCGACGGCGTGATGTTCATCAACGCCCGCAGCGACAAGCGCCCGCACGTGATCGGCCGCAAGATGGAAGCCATCGGTCCCGATGACGGCATCGTGTACGCCGGTTGCTACGTCAACGCCACGATCCGCCTCTGGGGTCAGGACAATAACTACGGCAAGCGGATCAACGCGCAGCTGCGTGCGATCCAGTTCGTCAAGAAGGGCGACGCCTTTGGCGACGGCGACATCGACGTGATGAAGGAGTTCAAGCCGCTCGACGATGAGTCTCCCATCTGAGACGCCGCTCGACAAGTCGCGGCGCCTTGCCCGTGAACTGTCCGAAGACCCGGTCGCCGCGTCGCTGATCCGGCGACACGTTGCCTCGATCCGCCTGATCGACCTGCTCGAACTGACGGAAGAGGACTTCTACAAAGCCTTCCCTGATCTCGGTAACCCGAGTGATGGGGACTAAGGTTAGTGTTGTTCATACCGAGACTGGGCAACCTGCGTCAGTGGTGGCCCACCAATTTTGACCATCCTCGTAGACATCGAGACGCGCTCCCGTGCCGACCTGCCCGAGGTCGGTGCGTACCGCTACGCCTGCGACCCGAGCACCGAGGTGCTGATGATGGGTGTCGCCGAGGCTAAGCCCAACGCGCCGGTCTACCTGTGGGTGAACCCCAAGTACGAGGATGCCGGGGTGAAGACGGATCCCGAGGCGCTGAGGCTGCTGACCTTGGCGACCAAGGTCGTGGCGCACAACGCCCCGTTCGAGATCGCGGTGCTGCACGAGACCGGCTTCCAGCCCTACTTCGGACTCGACCAATGGGAGTGCACGATGGCAATGGCCCGCATCGCCGGGCTGCCCGAGAGTCTGGAGAAGTGCTGCGATGCGCTGGGTGTTCCGATGGGCAAGGATCCCAAGGGCAAGGCGCTCATCCGCCTCTTCTCCATTCCGCGTGACGATGGGGACTTCAACGCGCCAACGGATTACCCGGATAAGTGGAAGGAGTTCTGCGAGTACTGCCGACAGGACGTCCGTGCGGAGCTGTTCCTCTGGTCAGCCCTGCAGGACTTCCGGTTGAAGGGAGTCAACGCGGACACGTGGCAATTCACCCTGCGGATGAACGACGTCGGCATCCCGGTGAACGTGCCCGCCCTGCGGAACGCGCAACGTATTCTGGACGAGGTCAACCAGTCGGCGGGCGAGGAGTTCCGTCGGCTGACCGGGCTGAACATCACGCAGCGCGAAGCGGTGCGGAAGTGGATCAACGACCACGGTCTGCCGCTGGCGGACATGCAGGCCGAGACCCTGCTGGCATTGGATACCAGCAAGGCGTTCCACCCGGATGTCGCCCGGGCCGTGGAGTTGTACCGGCAGATGTCCTTCGCCGCCGCGAAGAAGGTGCAGGCGATGCTCAACTGGGTGTGCCCCAATGGGCGGATGCACGGCGTGTTCAAGTTCTACGGCACGGGCACGGGGAGGTGGAGTGCAGGCGGCCCGCAGATGCAGAACGCGAAGAAGCCCACGCCGGCGATGCGCCCGGTGGTGAAGGAGGCATACAAGGCGATCTGCGATGGCGCCTCCGCGTCGGAGATCGATGCGATCTACGGCAACCCGGTCGAGGTGATCTCCTCCTGCATTCGCCAGTTTGTCCACGTGCCCGGCGAGCAGATGTTCGACGCGGACTACAACGCCATCGAGGCGCGCATCGCCGTGTGGTTGTCGGGCGATGACGAGTTGATGGACGAGTACCGCAAGGGCGTGGACCGCTACCGGGCCATGGCCGCCCTGATCTTCAACAAGCCAACCGCCAGCGTCACATCCGACGAACGTGATCTGGGGAAGCAGGCGATTCTTGGGCTGTCGTACGGGATGGGCGCCGACAAGTTCCGCACCAGCTGCGAGGCCAAGGGGATGAAGGTCAGCGGGGAGCTGGCCGAGCGGGCAAAGGATGCGTTCCGTCGCCGCCACTACCGGATGGTCGGGATCTGGAGCGAGCTGGATCGGGCGGTGCGCCGCTGCCTCGCAGGTGGGGCGTCGGGAGTGGGGCCAACGGTAATCTTCAAGGGTATCTCCATGCGCTGGCATCACCCCGGCGATCTGCCCCCGTACATCGCGCTCCGACTCCCGAGCGGGCGTGATCTGTGGTATCGCGACCCGCGGTTGGGGACTCCCTTCAACGGCCCGCGAACGGAGATCACGTACGAAGGTCAGCTGCCGATGAGCACGCAGTGGGGGCGGATCAAACTCTACGGGGCCAAGATGTTTGAGAACATCTGCCAAGCCATCGCCGCTGACCTGATGTCGCACGGTGCCCGCGAGGCGGAGTCCAAGTGGATGGTGCCCTTTGCATTGATCCACGATCAGGCGCTGGCTATGCAGATGCCCGGCCAGACTCCTGACCAGTTCGCTTCCGCCCTCACCCAGCTTCCGCCGTGGGCAGACGGACTTCCCCTCAAGGCAGAAGCAAAGTTAGTCCAATACTACAGCAAATGAGCACCGACGCAAACGACCCAGCCTATCCCGACCGCAACAACCCCGGCCTCACCAAGCGTGAGTACTTCGCCGCCATGGCCTTGAAGGGGATCCTCTCGGACCCCGAGGACATGCCCCGTGAGAAGGGCGAGATGGAAGACGAGGACGAGATGGAGGGCGAGGAAGGCGAGGAGGGCTACGGCGAAGGCGACAACTACCGCAAGGATGGCGAGAGCTGCACCGAGTGCTGCTGCCGCCTCGCGGTCGAGCACGCCGACGAACTGATCCGCCAGCTGAACAAATGACCATCCACCGCCGATACCAGATCTTCGACCGAGAGGTCGTCATAACCGACAAGGATGTTGAACGGTTGAGGATCCACCTGTGCAACTGGCAGCGGCTGCACGAGATCCTGCTGCTCGGCGTCAATGCCGAGGATCTGCGTCGGCTTGTCATCTTGGAGCTGGCCGGGCACGACCGGGAGACGATCATCTCCCGGCTGCTCGGCCGGCTGGCCAAGGTCGAACGTCGTGAGATGAAGAAGCGGATAGCCGAGGCGCGGGATCGCAAATGACCGAAGCCGAGATCGAGCGACGCGTGGCCAACCACTGCCGTGGTCGTGGCCTGATCACCTACAAGTTTACCTCACCCGCGCACCGGGGTGTGCCCGACCGTATCATCATTGGGCCCAACCAAGTGCTGCTGCTTGAACTTAAGCAGGCGGGGAGAAAACCTACACCCCTGCAGCTGCGGGAGATTGACCGGATCAACACGATGTCCGGCCCCAACCTGTTGGCCACTTGGGCCGCGGGATGGGAGGATGCCCGACGAGTCATCGATGACCTCATCGCCCCTCTCCCTTGAGCCTTACCAGATGGTGATGAGGGAGTTCCTCACCACCAACCGGCTGGCCTACTGCACCGTCGGTCTGGGTCTGGGCAAGACCGCGACCACCCTGTCCGCCCTGAACGAACTGTTCAGGGACGGGGCCATCCGGGCTGCGCTGATCGTGGCGCCGATGCGGGTGGCGCGGATCACGTGGCCGAACGAGGTACGCAAGTGGAGCCAGTTCAACTGGATGGAGATCGAGCACCTCAAGGGGCAGGAGCCGTCGGGCAACGCCCAGCTGTACCTGATAAACTACGAACGTCTTCACCAGTTGAAGTCGTTGGACTTCGTGGATGCGGTGGTGTTCGACGAGATCACGCGCGCCAAGAACTACGCCTCCAAACGGATCAACGCGTTCCGCCCCCTGCTGAAGAAGCGCCACTACCGATGGGGCCTGACCGGAACTCCACGCCCGAACAGCATCCTCGAACTCTTCGGGCAGATACGTTTGCTGGATGAGGGGGAACGGTTGGGCGCCAAGTTTGAATCGTTCAAGCGCAAGTACTGCTACCCGACCGACTACATGCAGTACAACTGGGTGCCCCGGCCCGGGGCGGAGGAGCAGATCTACTCCAAGATCCAAGACATCACGCTGACCCTGCGCTCCAGCGACTACCTCGACGTGGCGGACACTGAGGTCAACGACATCCCGGTGCCGCTAAACGACAAGACCGAGAAGATCTACAAGCGGTTGGAGAAGGACTTCCTCGCCGAGATCAACCGCCGGGACATCACGGCGGTGAACGCCGCGGTCCTAGTGAACAAGCTGTTGCAGGTTTGCAGCGGTGCCATCTACGCCGAGGACCGCTCAGTGCAGACGATCCACGAGGACCGGATCGTCGCGCTCAAGAGCCTGATCCGCAAGCTGGCCGAGCCCGTGATCGTGGGCTGCCAGTATGTCCACGAGGCCAAACGCATCTGCGATCTGGTGCAAGGGGCGGTGCACTCCTCCCACGTGAAGGGCAATCTGGAGGACGAGTGGAACAGCGGGCGCATCAAGGTGCTGGTCGCCGACCCCCGCAGCTTGGGCCACGGGCTCAACCTGCAGCAGGGTGGGCGCGACATCATCTGGTACTCGCCCACGTGGAGCCGCGAACTCTACGATCAGTTCAACGCCCGGGTCGCCCGCAAGGGGCAGGACCGGGTGCCCCGGGTGCACCGGCTGTTCGCTCCCGGCACCATCGATGAGGTGGTGATCGAGTCGCTGCGGGAGAAGGGCGACGCGCAGAACGCGATGATGCGGATCATGGCCAACTACCAACGCATTGTGGAGGACGCGGAATGATCCCGATCCCGACCATCCTGCTGTCCGCCCTCATCATGGTGGAGAGCAGCGGCAACGACTGGGCCGTCGGGCGGATGGGGGAGATCGGCCCGTTGCAGATCATGCCCGCCACGCTGCGGGACATCAACCGGATCTCTGGCCGGAGGTTCACCCGGTCCGATGCGTTCCACCGGGAGACCGCCATCCAGATGGCGACCATCTACCTCAACCATTACGCAACTGAGAAACGTCTTGGCCGGAAGCCAACACTCCGTGATTATGCCCTCATCTGGCACCATGGACCCAATGGTTGGAAGCGCACCGGACCGGACCGTTACTGGACTAAAGTCCAGCGACACTTATGACCGACGACCCGGAGTTCCCTCCGTGCCCGAAGCGCCGCGATGACTGCCTGTTCGTGCACGGCGAAAGCAAGCGGACGTGCATGCACAGCCCGCTCGTCTACAACCGGCGAGGCGAACCCGTCGGAGGAGGGAACAACGTGTCAACGCGGGTGCTGCACTGCACGGTGTGCCACCGGAACTGGACCGCAAAGCAGACGGAACTCGAAGCCACGCTCGGGTTCCCGCTCAAGTGGGAGACTCTACGCCGATGAAAAAGAAATCCACAGTCAACGCGGCTGGTAACTACACCAAGCCATCGATGCGGAAACGCATCTTCGAGAAGGTCAAGGCGGGCGGCAAGGGCGGCAAGCCCGGCCAATGGTCCGCCCGCAAGGCACAGATGGTCGCCAAGGAATACAAGGCCAAGGGGGGAGGCTACACGTCATGAAGCGCCAACAGAAAAGCCTGAAGGACTGGACCGCCCAGAAGTGGCGCACCGCCAGCGGCAAGCCGTCGCTCAAGACGGGCGAGCGTTACCTGCCGGACAAGGCGTGGGCCAGCTTGAGCGCCGCCGAGAAGGCCGCGACCAACGCGGCCAAGAAGAAGGGGATGCGGGCGGGCAAGCAGTTCGTCGCTCAACCCAAGTCCATCGCCAAGAAGACGGCGAAGTTCCGGTGAGGCTGCCCTACGCCTACGAGACCGAGCAGGGGCAGGAGGCGATCCGCCGTCGTAATGAGACGGCGGAGATCTACGCGTGCATCCGTGGATGGGACGTCCACATAGACCCCAAACCGCTCAGCCCTCTGGCCGTGTCGTTCTACCGGGACGACCGGCTTCAGGAGTTGGCCATCGTGCGGAACCGCAGCGAGACCTACGAGGGATACCGCTGGCCCAGCGCATTGGTGACCACCAAGAAGCTGGAGTTCATGATCGACCGGGCCCTGCGGTTTAATGTCTCCGCGGTGGTGATCATCGGACTGGCGGACAATACGTTGCTCACTTGGCCCGTGGTCGATGGGCGCGGCAACGTCGCGAGCTTTGCCCGCTACATCAGCGAGACGAAGGGCGACTGTATGGGGTCGCACATGGCCAACCGGGAGAACTCCCACCTCCCGATAGAGGAGGCACAGGTGTTGCCTCCGACACTGCTAGTCTAGGACATCCAGCATCCGCTGGATGATCTGCATCACCTCGTCATCGTCCTGAGTGGGGCTGGGGGTCCGGTTCTTCTTCGGCTTCCCAGCCCCACCCCCGCCTCCCCCGACCACCGCCCCTCCGGTCAGGATGAGCCGATCCGTCCCGTCGAGCAGGAAGTAGTCGGACCCATCGAGCAGGAGGAAGTCATTCACGTCAGATACGGGTCAGGCGCGAGGATCACTGCCGGGTCGAGGCCGAGCTGCGAACACATTCCTACGATGGTGGGATTGGTAGACCAGAACCACGCGAAGTTATCCCACAGAAACTTCTGCTCGGCGGGCAGCGAGTCGATCAATGCCATCAGGTCGGGCACCTTGGTCGCGTCGTTCACCCGGGAGACGATGGTGTCCTTGGAGACGCGGTAGGGTTGCGGCGCAGGGATTGGCTTCACCACCCACGCGCACGCTTCCCATACCGGAGGCTGCTCGGTCGCAGGGTCGAACGTCGGCGGAACGGTCACCGTCCATCCCTTCCGCTGCAAGGTAGCGATGATCTGAGGATCGGTCTCCGAGCGGAGGGCGCAATCGAGGGTTAGGTAGGTCATTAGGAGCAGGCGATTTTGTATGACAGACCCATAGCGTGTTCAAGACGACGCAACAATGGGATGGCGTATGCCACCGGACCGGCAGCTATGTATGAGATGTCGCCACCGAAAAACTCTTGCAGGGTACTATTGGAGTCGTCGCATCCAATTCGGAAGAAAGAGTTGTTCGTGTTGAGTGTTCGATTTACGGCATCGATTTCCAATGCATTCTTGCGTGTGTAAATCGCAGTCCCGTTGTATGCGCCAGTTGCTACTTTCCACAGATTGTCAGGCGTGCTTTTGTTGTTCTGCGTATCGGCGCTGTATCCTGCGACATAAGGATCTCCGGTAACGGCTTGAGTTCTGGCTTGGACCGCAAACCACGCTCCAGTTGTTGCCGATCCTGACTGACCAGCCGCTGCATTTGAGTAAGTCCCTGTTGACGTGCATTTGTACGCGACCATCACAAAGCGGGCACCTGTGCCGCTGAAGGATGAACTGGAGCAAGTTAATCTATGCGAGCTTGCGCTAACGAATCGAACGGCAGGATTTCCTGCTTGAGCGTTTGTTTGGTATGTCGGGAAGTTAGACGCCGTTGTAGCATTATTGGAGTTTCCGGAGCGATCCGGCCACGACGAAACGTTACTGCCGCTGCTTAGTCCCGTGATGTATCGCGCATCAAAGACGACGTTGGCACCAGCGAAACGCGGGTTAAGATGCCTGTGCCGCTTTCTCATCAGACCGAGTACGTGATCTCGACGCCGATCAAGCGCGCGTCCGTGCCGAGCGTGTCGCCGCCAGCGGTGGCGTTGCGCGAGAGTTCAAAGACCACGGGATTTCCGTTTGCCGCCGTGCCAGCGAGCGTGATGGCAGAAGTGGCAGGACTGATGTCGAGGTCGTTCGCCGCCGTCAGCGTGTCAGTCGAGGACTGCGCCGTGCCGGTCGCCTGATCGATGGCATCGTCGTTGGCGTAGGCGCGGCCACTAAGTTGCCACACCACATCGCCGCTGCCCGACGCCGCCGTCCAATGGAATTTCGCGGTGACCGTTCCTGCGTTCCAGTTGTTGGGAAGGACGACCATCGCCTGCGCGTACTCAACCGCAGCCGGGTCGAACTCCAGCACGTCGTAGTTCACCCGATTGGTCGTGGACTCTAGCGAGTTGATGCCGCACCCGTTGGTCGTGCGAGGAATCCACTCGGACGCCGGGATCCAGATGTTGGTCGAGCCGCCACTTCCGCCACCGCCTGCCCAGTTGAGCGAGCTACGTCCCCAGTTATTGGTCGAGGTGCAGACGTACAGGTACGAGGCGTCCCAAGTGATCTGGCCCTGCGTGCCGGACGCCGTCTGCGAGGCAGGCGTCTGGCTGTTGGCGATGCGGAAGGCGTTAGACGCTGCGTTGGCAACAATCTCGCCGCCAGCCCAGATCGCGCCGCCAATGCCCGCGCCGCCTACAACTTGTAGCGCACCAGAAGTGGTGTTGGTCGCACCAGTGTTCGATGCGATCTTGACCGTCGAGGAGTTGGTCGCGTTAAACTCGACCGTGCCAGCAGCTACCGGGAAGGTAAGATACGAGCCCGAGCCGTTGCGGATATCGAGGATGCCAGAAGTAGTCGTGTTGCGTATCGACCAAACAACAACGCCAGTCTGGGTCAGATTAAGGTCTTGGCTTAGTACGCTGACGGGTTGTCCAGCTTTCGGTGATAGGAGTAACGAGCCCTCAAAATTGCTGTAAACAGTAGCAATGTTTTGAGCGCCAGCATTCCTTCCCGTTAAGTACAGGACAGCATTAGAGCTTCCCGTACCAGAATCGACAACCAAGTCAGCACCGGCTTGAATCCGACCACCAGCGTAGATGTTGCCTCCAACGCCGAGCCCACCATTCGTACCGTCGCCGATCACCAACGCTCCGGTGATCTTGCTGCTGGAGTTATTCGTGTTGGTAACCGTCACCCCAGCAGTGTCGGACGTTAGTTTAAGGGCGCCATTAAATGCCCGCACGGTTGACTCCGCAGAGTCCTGTTGCAGAAGTAAATAGTAGGCATTGTCGCTGGGGCGATAGATACTGATCCGCGAGGTGTTGGTACCAACGTAAGTGGTGGAAGTGACTTTGGTGCCAAGCGACGACTTAACGTCAAATGCCGATGCACCATCGCAGGAGATTGTAACGAAGTTTGTGGTAGCTAGTTGAATTGCACCGGGGATAATTGTAAGCCCAGTCGAATCAATCTTCAGCCGCTCCGAATACGCCGAACCGTTCCAATATTGGAGAATGAAGTTAGTGGCTGTACTGCTTACGCCGGTATTCGTGAGCTGATAGGTGCGGTCGTTTGCACCAAACCCATCTCCGACGCCCTGCGCCAAGACGACTTGCGCGATATGGTTTAATGCTGGCGCCGTTTTCTTGTGCGAGAAAATGCGCGTGTTAGCAGAAGTAGTATCGAGCAGCGAAATGGTCGTACCACCAGCCGTAAGCGAGGACCGCAACGTTGCATCTCCTGTGCTAGCAAGACCCAGAATCTGCGTGTTAGTATTATCGCGAAGCGATATGCCCCCACCTTGAAGCGCCGCAATGATTCCAGTCGTGCTAGCGGACGACAACTTTAGTCCGCCACCTGCCGACACAGCGAACAACTCGCCTCCAAAATAGCCGTTCTGGCTCACGCCCAGACCACCGTTTGTACCGTCACCGATGATCAAAGCACCGCTGGTCTTGCTGGTGGAGTTGGTGGTACTACTAACCGTCAGCGCCCCATCCAGCGTCGCCGTAGTCTTGGTGAACCGAGCAGCACGCGTCGTATCCGCGTAAATCTCAAACGCCCCACCCCACGAGCTATTACGTCCTACATCGAGCTTGAGCAGCCCGGTGGTTGCGGTGTGGCGCAACGAGGCTTCATAGGTGCCACCAGTGTACAGGGTGTACCCATATGCGGCGGTGTTATCTCCAACCGCACGGACCTCAATCGCGCTACTCCCGTTTCCCGCGGTCAGGTTGCCGTTCGAGGACAGCGTTCCCGGAGCGGTCACCGCACTAGGCAGCGACAGCGTGACCGCACCCGTGGCGGCGGAGACCGAGATCTGGTTGGCCGTGCCAGCAAGCGACGTCACCCCACCACCGCCGCCACCAGTCAGGCGCGAGTCGTTCGCCTGCACCACCGTCCCCGCCGTGGTCCCACCGTTGGGCGCCAGCAGCACCACACCATACGCCGTCGTCGTCGCCGCGAGCGCCGCCGAGTTGAGCGCGTCGCTCATCGCCACCTTGTTGGGCCGGGCCGTGCCGCGCCCCACCAGCAGCAGGTCCGTTGCCTGCGAGGGCAACGTCAGTGACGTCAGGTTTGAGAGTGTCGAGTCGGCCATGGTCAGTCGTTGGTGGCGGTCACGTTCTTGATGCGGGCGTACTCGTCTCGCTCAACAGAGAACCGCCACGACTTCTTCGGGGGAACAGCTTCCTTCATTGACCGCACCAGATCCATCAGCGCCCCCATCTTGTCGTCGCGGGGCAGCTCGATCTTGGACCGCAGCATCGCCACCTCGGCGACGAGCCCGCGGATAGCGGCGTTGTCCGGCTCGATCCCCTTGGGCGCGGAGGCTAGATCACGGACCGACTTCTCCACCCGGCCAAGCGCGGTGGACAGGCTGTCCGTCCGGTTGATGATCTGGTCGAACGAGTCCTCCACCACGGTGATCACCTCCTTGGACTGGGACTTGGAGTCAGCCGTGGCATCGCGCACCACCTTGGCCAGCATGGCCTGCAGCAGGATGTCCCGCTTCTTGACCATCTCGTCGAACTCCAGCGCGTACTTGGACAACAGGTTCTCCGAGTCCTTGCGCGTCATCTCCAGCAGGACACGCAGGGCATCGGTCGCCTGCTGCAGCTGCTTGGTCTGCGAGCGGGCGCTCATCTGCTCCATGAAGCGGTCGAAGATGTCGTCCTCAACCTCGACCGCATTGTCCGGATCAAATCTGGGTTTCATACGAATTGGCCGTTACGGTACACCTTCATTACCCCAGTGGTGGGATCCTTGTAAAGTCTACCCTCGATGAAGGAGGTCTTCTTGCCCGGCACTGGCGGCGGCTGAGTCACTTTCTCGTACTTGCCGTTGGGCAACTGGCGCCAGAGCCTGCCTTGGTCGTCCCGGAACACGTTCCCCTGCGGGGCGGGTTGGGCGGGCGGCGCTGCAGGCTTCGGCCGTGCGGGTGGCGCGACGGGCGCGGGCGCTTGCTCGACCGACGACATGGGCAGAGGCAGGTAGTTGGGGTTCTTCCCCGTCTCCATCAGGACGCGGGCTTCGGCCCAAGTCTTAGCCTTCAGTTCCGGGTTGGTGTACAGCCACCGTCCGGTTTCCCCACTGAGCAACCCGAACGAGCGGAGTTCCTCCTGTTTAAGGCCCTGTGCCTTAGCGTCACCAGCATTGAGGATCAGCTGCGCGATAAAGCGTGCGCGCTTACCGCCCTCTTCGTCGATGTTCTGAAGCATCCGGATCTCCGACGTGATGCCCGCCCGCTTTTCCCGTTCCAGAGCCTGAAACTGCTTCTTTAGCCGGGGATCCTCACTCTGGAGTCGCAGCCGTTCCGCGTCCTGCTCGGCCTCTGGCAGCCGTTTCATCGCCTCGAACTGATCCCGGGCGGAGACTTCCTTCTCTTTGGTTCCGGGGACGTAGATCTTGTTGATCGCCCCCAGCAAGAAGTCGGAAGGCACACCCGCCTTCTGCAGCATCCGGATGGTCGCTTCCCGGTCCTGACCCAGCAGTTTGGCGTCGTCCAAATACTGCACGAGATCCCGGTACACGATCTTCCGGGACTGCTCGGACATCTGGTACGCCTCCTCAATGGATTCCGGCGTGGCGTCCTTTCGGTTACGTGCCCGACCAAACTCGGTGCGTGCCTCGTTGACGCGACTGAACAGCTCGCCCGCCTGACGCTCGAACTGAAGCGGCAGGTCGATGCGCTGGAGCCGAACACCAAGGAGACGGGCGCCCAGATCGCCGGGCTTGTAGAGCTGACCGTCCGGGCCGACCTCTTCACGGGCGGCCTTGTACCACTTCATGCCCTCGGTCAAGAAGCCCGGCGCGGTGGACTTGAGCACGTGCATCGCACCGATCACCAGATTCTGGCCACCTGTTGCCGCGTTGCGGATCGCGTCTGCTTGGATCTCGGAGACGTCCACGTACTTGCCGCCATCCCGCGGGTAGATGCGGCGACCGTATTCGTTGTAGCCGGTCACCGCCTCCATCACCGGCTTGAGGATCAGGCCGCCGTCTGAGACCATCGACCCCGCGGTCTCCTTGATGAAGGCAGCCCCAGCCTGCGCGGGGGTAACGCCCTCCAACCCAGCCTTGATGGCGGCGGAGATCATCGACTGCGGCAGCAGGTAGCTCTGGTTGGCGTACGCTACTTCTTTCGGGGTCAACGTGGGGACCACCAGCATGCCGGTGCGATCCCAGTCCGGCAGCCGCCGGCGCAGCGCCTTGTCCTGCTCACCGCTTACCCCGTTGAGCTGGTTGTACGCCTCGTTCAGCCAGTATGCCCCATACAGCGCGCCGATCAACCCAGTCAGACGGGCAACCCCAGCTTTGATCATCCGAGGGTTCCCGGTCCGTCGCCCCTCATCGATGTCCGTCTTGACGGTCTTTACCGTCTCGATCGTGGTCTGGAAGATCGACCATTTGTAGGCGACGAAAGGCTCAAGCGCCCCGACGGTGGAGAACTTCTTCACCGCCTCCGGCACCATCTGCGAGTTGGGGTACACCCGCTTGGTCACGTCGATCGCCTTGCGGTACACCAGCGCCGCCTCCTCTGGGACCAGATCCTCGAACGGCTTCCCGAACATGGCGTGGGAGTAGCGCCCTGCCTCGGCATAGAAGCTGATCAGACGGGGGAACTCCTCGACTTTGCCGTACACCCACAGGGCCCCCTTGATACCTGCCTTCGGGATAGCCATCGTTTTGGGAAACCAAGTAACCAACTTGTTTCCCACATCAGTGTACCCGGCAGCCTGCGCGGTCTCGACCAGATCGTTCAGGTTGACGTCCTGCTTCAGGATCCCCTCGCGGATGAGCATGGGGATGTCCGCCCGGATCTTTGCAGCGTTGGACGGGAACGGGGTGTTGAACGAGATGCTGAAGGCATCCCGGTAGATCCCGGGATGGAAGATGCCCTGAATCAGATGCCCCTGTACCAACGGCTGTGACGCGGCACTAAGGAAGTTGGGCGCCACCGAGATGGGGTGCAGGGCGGTCTTGCCGATCTTGACGGCTGCCGTGGAGAACGCCAACACCCGGAGCGGGGCACTGGTGGTCTGATACGCCCGGAGCGTGAACATCGCGTCCCGCACTTCCGGTGTGGTGAAAAGCCCGTCAAGCGGGTTCCTCGCCACGTCCCGGGGAAGAAGCGGGGCGGACGGGTCTGAGGAGATCGGAGGCCCCTTCTCCGAGGTCATGGGGATGGAGTGCTGCTTGCTGAAGCGACGGCTCAACAAGCCCAGCTCCAACCCAACCTCGGCGATTTTGAACTGGGTCGCACGGGCGGCGATCATGTCCGCCATGCGATCAACAGTGATGGCAGCGGCGCGGATGGGATCCTTCTCGATACCCAGCATCTCGGCCCACGCCTCCGACAGTTCCTTGCGGGGCTTGAGGAGCGAACCGTCCACTCGGGCAATGCCGTTACCCTGTGCGAACGAGCGAGCGGGCTCCATGCCGGTGCCCTTGACCTTGGCCATCTGGTAGGCCGCCTGTGCCTGACCCTCGTTGACCAGATCCGCAAACGGGCGGGTGTCCCCCTCCAACGCCAGTTGAGTGGCGTACTCCGTCGCCGCCCGCACGACGTTGGCTGGATCGTACTCGAAGTTGGGGTCGGTGAAGATCTTGTACGTCCGGGTTAGGTACTTGCCCAGATTGTCGTAGATCGTGTCGTGCAGGTCGCTCCCGGGCGTGGCGATACCCAGAGCGACAAGGTTGCGAGAGAAGTCATCGATGGTGCTGCGGACGATCTTAGCCTGCGCCCGCAGTTCCTTGTTCAGGATCAGCATCGGGTTGGCTTGGTTGGCCAAGTAATCGCCCACTGCGGTCCAGTCGCCGGGCGTCCCGACCTTGCCCCGCATCTTCTCCAGCGCGTCGAGGGCCTTGAGCGGCGCGTCCTTGATGGACTCCGCCAGCATCCGCTCGGCCTTGATGACATCGTACAACCCCTGCAGCCCGGAACGGACGAAGATGGGCCAGTTGTCCATACCGCCCAGCAACTTCTGCGCCCCGGGCCCCATGACCTTGACCGGGATACGGGCCTTGTAGAGCCCGTCGAACACCGCGTTGCGGAGCTTGGTGTTGGCCACGCCCGCACCCAACGCGCCCCACATGAACCCGTTGATGATGCGGTCCGTGGTCGAGGCGCTGCTGTCCTTGTTGTAGCCGTAGGCAAACCCGATCGCGCTGCCAATGGAACTCTGACCAAGGGCGCTGAGCAGGGACAGGTTGAGGGCACCACGGCGACGCTCGGTGGAGATCTTGCGCTTACGGTCGCGCATGAACTCCGGCTTCTTCATCTTGCCGATCGCGTCCATCTCCGCGTCGAGCATCGGGTCACCGATCTTAGTGAACTCGATTGGCAGCAGCGCGGTCTTCTGCGGAGCGTACTTGGTCTTGTCCGGATGCGCCCGGTTCCACTCACCGTCGGGCCCGAAGTTGACAAAGTTGTTCTGGCCCAGCGTCTCCGACGTCATCGCCCAACGCGCCCACGGGGAACGCGTCATCAGCATGTGGTTCCGGTGAGCCGCGGTCTCGCCCAACGGACCGAACTGCACCGGCGACATCGTGTGGGCGTAGTAGTCGTGCACCGCCCGGAACAGGTCGTTCACCAGCAACGGGCGTCCGCGAACGTCGGTGAAGTCTGACTTCTCCAGCAGCGGGTGGTTGTCGTAGACGATGCCTTCGGGGCCGAACGACTTGGCATCAGTACCGAAGATGTACAGGTGGTTGCGTTGGAGGATGTCTGTACGCATCTCCTTGCTGTTCTTGTACGGCTGCCCATCGCCGCGCCAGATCTCCACCTTGACCGGCAGTGCGCCGAACTGCTCGATGATCTCGTCGCTCAGTTCCTCATACGCCCGACGTGTTTTCCAGTTGGTGTTGAGGTCGTCCATCGGGAGCGCCTCATACGCCTTGGCGATCTTAGTCCCCCGGGCCTTGAACTCCGGGGTCATCTTGGCATCCTGCGGGAGAGCCTTTACTTCGCGGGACGCGAGTCGCGAGGCGATGCGCTGGGCGATGGCGTTCGACTCGGAGGTGGCAACAGGAAGTCCACCTCGTACGTCTGGGAGTTTGATCCCTCCACGTCCATAAACCCAGAGTCTTTCAACTCGGCCCACAGAGCGGCCAAGTGATTTGGATACTTTTTGGCCGGACTTTTTGAACTGGGTGATGGCTTTGAGGTCATTCGGATCTCCTACGTAATAGGCTAAGAGTTGGTCGTTTGAGACGGTAAACCCGTACAGCCCGGATTCCTTGGCCAGCTGTTCGATCTTGGAGCGTTCCAGTCCCTTGGCTTTCCACGTGTACGAGAACGTATTGTACGAACCATCGCCATAGCTCTGGCCGACGAGGCTGTCCTCGGGCAAGACCAACCGCATGTGGATCTGCTCCTGATCGAAGTTCTTCGCAAAGCGCGACAGACGGGTGAGCACTTTGGCCCGGTCGGCCTCGTTGAAGGTCATCCGCACCCGGAGGCTGCCCTCCAGCCCACCACCATACAACCCGATCGCCGGGATGTAATCCACCTTGACGGTGGGGACATCCTGAAACAGGAACCGGAGCGTGTCAGCGGTGATGTCGCTGAGCAGGCGCGCGGCGGTGGGGTCGGTCTGCGACTCCTTGTTCAGCTTATCCAGACCCGGCATTTTGCCGACAGACTTCGTGGACGGCACCACCGACAGCGCCACCTCGACCTCCGCCATCTTGGTATCCAAGCCGGGCTTCAACACCTCAGCCGGGGCAGGCACCAACGGGGCAGCCGGAACGGTAGCTTTTGCCGCGGCCTTTGCCGGGGCAGCCTTTGCCGGAGCAGCCTTTGCCGGAGCAGCCTTTGCCGGAGCAGCCTTCGCCTCCACCGCTCTCGCCCGGGTCTGCGCGATGATGAGGTTTTCCTGTTCGATCTGCTTGATCCAGCGGGCTTCGTTCTCGATCAGGTTCTTGATCGCATCAGCCTTGTCCCGGACCGACAGCACCCGGCCGGAGTAATGGCCGACCGCGTCCAAGTACCACCAGCGATCCTCTGGGTCACGGAAGATACGGTACTTGTTGGGCCCAAGCTGGACATCCCAACCACCAACGGTTGGATCCTTGACCTTGGTGACGATGGGCTGCACCGGAGCCACTGCAGCTTGGGGCGCTGCCACGATGTCCACATTGGGCACCACCATCTCGCCCTCGCTGGTGGCCACGCGGGAGAAACCGGCACTGTCCGGCACCCGGCCAAGGAATGTGGCTGGCACCGGAGCCTCTGCCTCGGGCAGACGCACGGTAACCGAAGCGTTCTCGGGCAGTTGCTGCACCGTCTCCAGTGCCTTGGACTTGCGGTCCAACTCCACGAGCCGGGTAAGCTGCTGCTCGTAGAGTACCTGCTCCTGCGGGGTACGAACAACCTCGCGGGGATCTTGGTACTTGCGCGGGTCAACCGGGGCACCCGCCTCGTTGACGAACACCGGGTTGCCCACTTCATCCACCAAACCTGAATCGTAGATGAGTGGTTCCAGTTCGATCCGTCGCGGGCTGACCGGAAGGGGAACCAACGGCTCGGGCGCGGGGGCAGCCTTCTCCAGCACTGGCACTTCGGCTGCTGGGGCCGCCTTCTTCGCGGCGACCGGAATCATCTCTTCAAAGCCCTTGAGCGACGTGGCCTTCCGCAGCTCACGCGCCGCCGGGACGTTCTCCGGCAGGGGCAGAACCGTATCAAGGATGGCCTGACGCGCGAGCGAGTATTCGAGGGGACTGGTGATGTTCGCCAGCTGCGTGGCCTGTTCCCGGCTCAGCTTGATGCCATCCTCGCTGAAGGCGGCCATGATCCGATCCACCCGGGGACCGGGTAGCTGGATCGTCTCTCCCGACGGGATGGACGTCGGCATCGACAGCTCCTCGACCGGAGCCCGGAACTCCGGTAGCTCCAGCGGCGGACGGGCGAGCACCGTCTCTCCTGACGGCAGGAACGTGGCGATTGATGGCTCCTCCATCGGAGCCCGAAACTCCGGCAACGCCGGTTGAGGGCGAGGGGCCACGGCCCCATCCGAAGGGATGACCGTGCGGATGAACTCCCCTGCGGGGGTTCGAGCAGTGTCGATCTGGGGCAGCCCTTCCGGCAACGCGAGGGGACGCCGCATCACTGCGGAGTACTGCTCGTCGGTCATCTGCGCGGCCCTCATCCGGTTCTGGGCCGCCTCCCACTGCGCGTCTGAAACTACGTAATCTCGATCAGAGATCCGCGTGCCCGCCGCTCGGAAGGCATCGACCACAGCAGGCCCGGCAAACGCGGCCAAGAACGTGCTGGCCGTAGCGCCAGCGATGTTGCCCGCCGTGGGATCCGCCACCGCCTCGTTGATGGCCTTGACCGCCTCCACCACCGCCGGTGTCGCCGCGGTGGCTTGGACGCCAAGATCAACGCCTCGGACGGTTTTCTCCAACGCCGCGGAGACTTTCCCCATCCTTCTCGCCGCCGTAACCGCAGGGCCGACGCCGCCCATCGCCACCGACGCCATGTCGATGGGGGAGCTGACCGCCTCACCGACTTTGAGCGCAACCAGCTTGGCCGTCTCACCACTCAGCTCGCTCGGCAGGGCCTGAGACCGCGTGATGCCGAGCATCGGATCCACCACGACGTCCTCCTCGGCGGGAGCCGGGGGCCTTGCCAGTATGTCGTCGATCTTCTTCTCCTGCGCCTTGACTGCGTCCCGGACGAACTTCGGCGAGGTGGTGAGCCAGTCGTAGGCGGGCTTGACGTACTTTTCCCCCGCGGCTTCCACCCCTTGGGCCAGTGCCGCCTGCGTCTTGTCCGGCAGGAACTTCCCAAGAACACGTTCGTACATCCCCGGCTCGGTGGACTCATACACCACCGGCTCCAGCGTGATGGGAATGTTGGACTTGGTTGCCTCGATGTCCGTGTACGGCCCAACCTCCGGGGGCTGGAAGCCTTCCGGCAACTCCATCGCCTGTCCGACAATGGACTCAAACTCCTGCGCCGCCGCCTGCTCCGGGGTGATCCCCGCCGGAGGGGTGAACAAGGGCTTCTCGCCCCCTTGCTCGGTCAACGGCTCTAGGGTGATCTTGATGGGTTGAGCCATGTAAGGGAGTTACTCCGGCCCTTTGATTCGCACCGGAACGCCGTTTACGATCACAACAGTCCCGATCAGGCGCGGGTTAGAGCGGGCCGCGGCTATCGCCTCATCGGAGGTATTGAACTTCGGGGAGTTCTGGTACAGGAAGTCCGTGTTAATCGGCCCACGGCTGGCCGTGCCAGTGCCGCTGACCCGCGTCAGCTTGGCGGGATCGGGCTGCTCCTCCTCAGTTCCAGCCCCCTCAGTTGCAGCCCCCTCAGTTGCAGCCCCCTCAGTTCCAGCCCCCGTATTGACGGCCGCAGTGTCGTCCGCTCCGGGGCCTCCCTTGCTGTAATAGTCGTACAGCGCCGGATTTATCCCACCATCGTAGGTGCTCTGGTCGCCGGTTTTCGGGTCGGTCTTGGTGATGCGGATGCTGACCGGAAGACCGCTCTTCGGATCCACATAGCCTCTGCTCGGCCCTCCCCAAACCGTCGATATCTTTTTCCCGGCGACAGTAACCTCGCCCGGGGGAACCGGGGGCTGCTTCTGGCCCGCCTTGATAAGCTCCTGCAGCCGGTCGTTCTGAGCCTTGAGGTCCGCGATCGTCTTGCGGTTGGTGATGTCTTGCTGCTGAAGGTCCAAGGCGCGGTTACCCTGCGTCATCTTGATGAAGCTCGCAGCATCCATCCCAAGCTCGCCGGCCTGACGCGCCGCCTTCAGCATCTCGTTACCCTTGAGCTGCTGGTAACGGTTAGTCTGCTCGATGCTGAACGGAGTGTCGTCCCGCTCCATCTGCTCAAACTGCTCCAGCTCCTTGACGCCCTTGATGAACCGCTCTGCCTGCTGGGCTTCACGAAGACGATCGGCCGTCGCCGCTTCAGTCGCCTGCTTCTGCGCCATCGCGCTGACCGCCAGCGCGTCGGTGTACTTGCGCTGGGTCTCGGCCTGCTGGGCATCACGCGTCATCTTCGACGACGTGATCGCCTGCTCAAGGAATCCGCCCAACCGAAGGTAGCGTTCCTTCGGGCTCTCGCTGGGGTTGACCTTGAGGAACGCGTCGATCGCCTCGGGGGTCGTGCCGAACTCCGCGGCCTTCGGCTTGATGAACGTGGAGAGCGCCTGCTCGGTCACCTTGAGCTTGGCGTTGAACTCCTTGTCCTGTTCCTGCCGCTTGTAGCCCTCATCCACGAACTGGTTGACGGCGCCAGCGATGCCACGCGCCTGATCCATCACCCCCTGATAGAGGATGCGACCGGCTTCTCGGTTGGGTGCGACGAAGGCCATAGGTGAAAAAGTTATCCTTTGGGGTTAAATCCAAAGACATCCATGATGCCTTGGAAGATACCGCCCAGAGCATTTGCCGTGGTCTGAATACCGTTCTTACTGAGGAAGTTTGAGAAGGCGTTCAAGAACTGAGCTTCCTGACCTTTTGCTGCCGCCTCCTTGTACGCCGCGAGGTTCTCCTTGGCCGCTTGGTACTCGTTGTAGGCGTTGACGTTGTAGTCGTACACCTGATTGGCGTACTGGCTGTACGGGTTGAACGAACCCTGTACCAGATTGGCGATCGGGGCGAAGAGGTTACCCGTCTTCAGCTGCACCGCGTTCGCCACGTTCTGCATCGACTGCTGGTAGTTGGCCCGCGCCTCAGCCTCACGCTGCCGGGCCAAGGTGTCACGGCCAAGGATCTCAGCTCCCACGGCTCCGGGGGCAAACGCCTGACCGCGGGCACCGTACGCCTCACGCGCCGCCTGCTGGGCGTTACGGATGTCTTCGGCCGAAAGCTCCCGACGTTCCGCAGCCTGCAACGCGGCCAGATCTTGCTGCAGGCGGGAGGTCGCGGTGGGGTCGTAGCCCGTACCCACCGGCCCAGTCAACGACGTCGGGGCAAACGCGTTGTACAGTTCCGAGTACATCTTTACCAGCGAGGGCTGCAGCCCCTGCAACGCCTGCGTGGAGGTGCTGCCCTCCTTGTAGAAGTCCCGCATGATCAGCTGATTCGGAGTCGGGACAGTGAAGTTGTAAGTGCCAGTCAATGCAGTGCTCACGTTAGTGCCTGTTGAAGTTGAACCGCCGCCACCTCCGCCCCCGCCAACAGGGACAAGGACAGTGCCGCCGGGGGTTGTAGTTGATTCACCGCCGGTGCCGCCAGTGGAGCTGCCACCGCCCGTCGTGCTACCTCCACCCGTCGTGCTACCTCCACCCGTCGTGCTACCTCCACCCGTCGTGCTACCTCCGCCCGTGTTGGAGCCACCTCCAGTACCGACAAGGACTACGCCGGTGCCGGGTTGAGGGTTTTCGCCGGAAGACGGCGCCCGGCCAGACCCGGTGGTAGAGGTATTTGTACCTGTGCCAACAAGGACTGCTCCGCCCGGTGTCCGAGTACTCCCATCCGGGGATCCGGTGTTAGTACTCGGCGCCCCAACTCCCGTACCCGGAGTGATCGTGCCGGAAGGAACTTGCCCTTTGGGGCGCCAAACCCCGGCGGTCATGACGACTATCGACCCGTCAGGCATCCGCATCTCGGAGCCTTCGGGGAAGTTTATTCTGGGCGAGGAGGTTGAAGGAGCGACATCCTCCACCCAGACCCCGTTTGAGGTGACGACTAGGCGGCCATCAGCAGACCGGGTTCCCGGCGGTAAACTCGTCCCATACCCAGCTCGCTGATTCAACGGGTCGTTGGGGTTGACTGGAGTCCCGTAAATATTGGTGGGGTATTCCCACACGCCTGTCGGTGAAACCTCTAAGGTGCCGTCAGGAGACTTAGTCCCGGGGGGCAACGAGGTCTGATCTAATCGCCTAGGAGGTTGCTGGCCCCCACCAGTAGCTGCACCACCAGTAGCTGCACCGCCGCCAGTAGCTGCACCGCCGCCAGTAGCTGCACCGCCGCCAGTAGCTGCACCGCCGCCAGTAGCTGCACCGCCGCCAGTAGCTGCACCGCCCGAACTGCTGGAAGGCGCACCGCCACCAATAGAGTTGCCACCTCCGATATTCAAGTTGGCGATATCTTCGCCGAGGTTCTTCCCAGTCTCGACTACTGCACCCACCGGATTGGTGATAATCCCCCCTACGTTTTGCCCCACTTGAACGGGGTTAGGTATCCCACCACCAAAGATGTTCTCCAGATTACCTCGGTTTAGGATCAGGGTGCCAAGGATTGCGGCGGTCGGATCGATCGGCAAAGGGAGGACCAAAGGCGGACCACCTTGGCCGGCGGAATTGCGAGCAGCAACGCCGGCAGCCGTACGCTGCACATCGTTAAGGTCTTCATAGACCGAATTGACGATCGACTGAACCTGAGAGTCCGGGAGGTTCCCATATCCCCCCGCCTTTTGGATCCGACGTTGGATTTCCTGATCGCGCCCCTCTGGGGTAAGCAGGATCTCTTTTAGCTCATCCCATGTGGGGGTGCGCGTATTTGGGGTAGTTGTGGTTTGAGGTGTCCCGACCGCATCAGCTGTCGGGGTTATCGGTGAAATGGCTGTCGGCGTCGGCCGGGTAACCGGCGATGTGAACAGGTTGGGGGTGATGTAGAACCCGGACTCCCCTGCGCCTTCAGGACGATACAACCCAGCATCCTCATCGTCCGGGTTAAACCCCCAAAAAATATCCGGTTCCCGACTTGACACCGTGAACGGTGGAAGAACCACCGGCGAGGAGTTGGCTGGGGTAAGCGATGATGTTTGTTCGGGCATCGTTAACCCGCGGCGGCGGTACGGCTGAGTTCGACCAAGGACGTGCCATCAGAGACGAACACCGCGGAGTAGTACTTATTGGCCGTGGCCAACGTGTACGTGCCGGTGCTCTTGAAGTTCGTGCCGAACGTGATCACGTTACCACCCGTGCCATCAGTCGTAAAACTGATGATCAGGAGGTAACCGGCGGCCGGAACCGATGCCGCATTGATCGTCGAGGCGGTGTTGCTCGTGCAGGCGATGCGCCGCGTGTTCCCCTTGGTCGCGCTGAACGTCAGGGCGATAGTTCCCCCAAACGTCTCGGTAGAAGACGCCATGTTGATCGGGGTACTGGCGCCCAGAGTCAGGCCACCCGCCGTCACCGTAGCACCACCTGCCGTCACGGTAAGCCCGCCCGCCGTCACCGTAGCACCACCTGCCGTCACGGTAAGACCGCCAGCCGTAATGGTTGCCCCACCCGTCGCCACGGTAAGCCCCGCGTCCACCGTGACATTCTCCAGCGTAACGCCGGAGGCGATCATGGCTGACGTCACTTCGTCGTTCCCAATAACGACGGTGGGCTGCGCGATCAGGTTCAGCTTGACGAACGTGATCGGGTCCGTGGTGCCCGTGAAGGTGTAGCCGGGAGTGACGTTGGCCATGGTAGTCGATTAAAGCGTGAAGAACGCGTTGCCCTCGGGTTCCGGCTCATACGGTTCCGGAGTGAAGACCCGGCCCCCGATATTAGGATTGAACGTGGGGAACATCGGAGCCGGGGGAGGCGGAGGGGGCATCGGTTGGGGCGTGAACCCAACCTCGATCTCCGGGGGCAAAGTGGGCCGAGGACGGGCTCCCTCCTCCACGATAACCTGACCATCGGGGGTGCGGATAGTGCGAGAGGCCAGACTTCCGTCGGGGTTAAAAGCCTCGTAAAGTACCTCTATCCCGCCGGGCGAAGTCCGAATTGGCTCCGGCGGCGGGAGAGGGGGAGGCAGAAGGGAAGTCGCGTAACCCGGATAACTCTGATAGATCGTGTTTAACTGGGAAGGGTTAAACATCCCCGTGTACACGGGGTTCGACCCGTAAAGCCCGCTGGTAGTTGAAGGCCCGTAAAACCGCGTCATGTCATCCGCAAGGTTCTCACCGAAATCCGGCGGGGGCGCCGGAGGCGGCGGCCTTGGCCCCGGCTCACCCCCCACTTGAACTTGTGGCGGAGGCGTCAAAGCAGGGGTAAGCGGCAGGATCGGCGGCCCGGCAAACGACGGAGGCTGATAGAACCGCATCACGTCGGACAAGTCGTTCTCGCTTTCCGACGGCGGGGGTGGGGTGTAATCCCGGTAGCGTGAGTCGGGTCCAATCCCTGAACCCGACGTAATCATGGGCATCGAATCGTTAGACCCAAGAAAGATCGGTTGAGAGTAACTAGCCGAAGGTAGGGGGTTCGGATTGATGACCGGAAGCGCCGGAGGCGGTGGCCTCGGCCCCGGCTCACCCCCCACTTGAACTTGTGGCGGGGTAGACGGGAACGAACTTAAAGCCGCCATCCGGGGCATCAGGTTTTTTGGCAGGATAAAGTTGTAGAGGTCAGAGGCCATAAGGAGATTAAATCTGAACTAGGTTGGCCCGTTGACCGGGTCGAGTTTCAAATCCAAGGGACATGACCGAAATGAAGCCTTGGGTGTTGGTCACCTTCATCCAGCTCAGCCGGCCCTGCCGGCGCGTGATCAGCGGCAGCCGGAACTCCTGCGCCATCTCGGGCTCAAACCCCGTGCCGCACTGCACGCTGGCCGGTCCGGTGGAGTAGTCCTTGCGGTACGGCCGGTTGAAGTCGTTGTTCGCGTTGGTCAGGTCGTACGGCGTGTCGCCGAACTTCCAGCTCTGAGCCCGGCTGTAGGTCTGGTCGGTCAAAACCACCGACTCCTCGTTAGCCCCCTCGCTGTAGGACGCGGCCGAGAACCGGGCGCGGTTGGTGGCGAGATCAAGGTACAAGCGGCGCTGGAAGTGGTTCAGGTTCGATGTGTCGTACGCGCGGGTCACCAGCTCGGTCGAGATCTCGGCCACGATGGAGCCGCTGATGTCGTTCTGCCCCTCGTCGGTGACGAAGATCCGGCCGTCCTCAGTGATCGCGTGCAGACGCTGCAGGCCGAGGTAGTCGATCACCTGCCAGCTCTGGATCGCCATCGACATCTCGGGGGCGAAGTTCCACTCGCCGTACCACTGGTCGGTGGTAAAGTTGTAGACGATGACCGCGTTGCAGACCGTGCTGTTGTCCAGCGGCAAGGCGATGTAGAGCTTGTTGCTCCAATAGCCCATGCTGATCTTGTAGCCGTAGGGCCAGTTGACCCGGCTCATGATCTTCCTCACCCGCGACGACAGGGGCAGCGTCTTATGCTGGGTCGAGTTGTTAGTCGAGGTCAGCGTCAGCATGTTGACATTGCCGTAGCTGACGTAGGCCAGATCCGGACCCACGGTGGTGACCGCGTTGATGCCGACCAGTCCGACCTGCCGCGTGACCTCGGTGGCGGTCACATCGGAGAGGCTGCCCTCCACGTTCTGCAGCAGGATGATCGACTTGTTCTTGAAGACGACGAGGCTGTTCTGACCGAACGGAAACGTCTCGACGATGTAGTCCGAGTTGCCCGTGTTGGTGCTGATCTCGTTGGCCAGCGGATCGTAGTCGGTAAACGCGAGGATGTCCGACGCGGCGATGTTGTCCTTGCCGTTTACCACCCACAGGCGGTTCTGGTAGTATGTCGCCTGATTGCTCTTCGGGATCGAATTAAACGAAGCGGGTAACGTGGTGTCCGGCACCGGCACGAACGTGCTATTCCAGTTGCCGCTCCAGTACAGCGGGGTGCTCTCACTACCGCGGAAAATGTAAACTTGGTTGTTGGCCTGAACAATGGTGGACTGAGTGAGCACCGTTTGTCCGCCAAGGCTGATCGTGCGGCTGGTCTTGCCGCTGGCGTAAAAGCCCACGTTCTCCGAACCCAGCACCATGATCCAGACATCGGACGGGTTGGTCGGGTCCGAGAACAGACCCGTGGCCCAGACCGAGTTGGCCGGAGCCGCGGTCATCACCTGACTCGGTGCTCCATTGGTCGAGACCGCCACGTACAGGTTAAGCCCGTACGCCACCGAGGACCATGAGTTGCCGTTGGCCGCGTCACGCTTTGCCCACGTTTCCGCATCGGTGGAAATCATCACTGAGTTGGCCGCCACGCCCGAGTTGCCGACCGCGGTAAAAGTGGCGTTGCCAAACGTGATCGAGGTCCAGTCATCGTAACCCGTGGTGCGGGCGGTCCACGCAATGCCATCCGGAGAACTCATTGCCCCGAGCGTGCCGCTAACACTGGTCGTTGCCACCGCAGCAAAGACGCCATTGCCGTACGCCACGCTGACACAGCCCGCGGGATCGGACGGTGTATTCGTCGCCACCCACGTCACGCCATCGGAAGAATACATCGCCCGGTTGAGCGAGCCGGATCCGCCCGAAGCCACGGCCACGTACTTGCCGCCGCCATAGGCGACGCTCCGCCAGTTGTGGTTGGGCTGGGAGGCCGGGGTGTTCCGCAACGTCCACGTAAACCCGTCGGGCGAAGTCATCGCCTGCATAGTGCCGCCGTTTCCGTTGGCCACCGCGACGAACTGGCCGCCGCCGTAAGTGATGCCCGCCCAGCTGTAAGGGCCCGGAACAGTCTGGGCCGTCCACGCAAGACCATCGTACGAAGTCATCGACCGATAGCCCAGATCGTAGCCGATGTCGTCGCCGGTCGAGGTGACCACCGTGGAGCCGAAACTCGTGTCGAACAGGTACGGGTCGGCGTTGGACGCCATCGCCACGTAGAGGCCGTTGGCGTAAACGACCGACGACCAGTACAAGGGTAGCCCGGTGCTAGCCTCGATCCACGTGCAGCCATCGACCGACGTCATCACGTCGTTTACTCCCGTGCCGTCCGACTGCACGGCCACGATGCGCGCGCCACCCGCCGCGACCGCGACCCACGGCTTGTTGACCGGAGTGGTCTCCGTGACCCACGAGGCGCCGAGGCCAAACGGCACCGAGCCCAGTTCCGGCAAGCACACGAAGCCGCCGCGCGTCTGGGCATCCTGCGACGAGAAGTCGTGGTTCACCGCCTTCTGCACGTTGCCCGGGCGGATGTTCTCGGACGCGTTGTACTCATCGACGCCCGTGAACGACCCATCCCCCATGGATACGGGTTGATCGTCCACCTCACCGTATGAGCGATACCTGTTCATCCGATGTTCTTGTATTTGAAACGCACAATCACGACGCCGCCGTAGCCCGCGCCGCCTTGGCCGGGTGCCCGAAGGGTGGAGTCGTCACCGCCCGCGCCGCCACCGCCGCCACCGCCCGAACCATAGCCCGTGGCCGCAGCACCATCGTTCCCGGGGTTATTGGCCGCCCCACCATTGCCGCCGGATCCAGCGTTAGACCCGCCACTGGCCCCACTGCCGGCGCCTGTAAAATAGCTGGCACCGCCACCGCCGCCACCGCCGCCACTGCCATACACGGCGGAAACGCCGGTGATTGAGGAAGTGGTCCCGTTAGCGCCAGCAGTGCCATTGCCGCCCGCTTCCGAGCCGCCCGCACCGCCACTGGCGCCCCCGCCACTGGCGTTAACATACCCACCATTGTACTGAATGTAGGCGCTGTCCCCGGAGGGCCCGGCAAAAACGGTGTACCCGGTATTCAGGACAAAGGACGCAAGCGTCAAGGATGTGGAAGAGACGACCGCACCGCCATAACCGCCACCACCGCCACCACCGCCGTTATTGTCCGGGCCCGGAGGATCATCCTCGTTCTCGCTGTAACCCCCCTCGGAACCGGAGTAGCCACCAGCGACGGCTAATACCTCAACTGGGGTAGAAGAAACCCCGGCCTGAGTCACCGTGAACGTGGCATGCCCGCCGAAGAACGTGTGGATCTGGTAGTCCCCGAAGTAGGTGATCGTCCCGCCGGTCGCGTCATTGACCCGGCCGCCAACCGCCATGACTAGCTGCTGGATACTCATCAGGTGAGTCCGGCCCCGGCGATGATGAACGTGTTGGCAGCGATGCAGAGGACACTGCAAAGGCCGCGCTGGGCAAGGGTGCGGTTACCCGTGCTGGCGGTGCCGGAAAGGTAGCAGGTGACGGCGGTCGCGGTGATCGTGATGTTCGACGCGCTGTCATTGATGATCGACACGCAGTCGCCGGCCGAGAACACGCCCGAGGGGATGATCACCCCGGCGGTGGTGGAGATGTGCTTGCCCGAGTCGGCAAGGACCAGCGTGTACGAGCTGGTCTGCGCGTTCTGCGGGATCACCCGCAGGTTGCCCTTGGAGTCGGAGACCGCCGTGAACGTCGGGCTGTCGCCCGTGCCGAGGTTCTGGAACCGGGTCGCCGGCCACTTGCGCGAGCCGAGCGCGCTGCCGTCCAACGCGATGAAGTCGGTGGCGTCAGGCGAGGGCGCGGTCGTCGGGAAGTTGCGGATGAGGGTCGTGGGCATGGACGGTCAGGTGAAGATCTTAAAGAGCCACGAGGCGCCGACGCCGATCACGGCGAAGACCGCGCCCCACTGCAGGAGCTTCTTGTCGTGTGAGTCTACGCGCTGCTCGATGTGCTCAACGCGTTGGGCCAAGCCGCGATGCCCCATCTGGGGATCCCCCACGATCGCCTTTTCGATGCGATCGACGGATGACTGCAGCCGGTCGAAGTTATCGGGTGTCATTTGGAACGGGTCAGCTGGTGGCGGACGCCCAGCCAGAAATACACGCAGGCAAACGACACGGTCAGGATCTCCGGCTGCAGCCCTGCGAGCTGATCAGCCGGCCGGCTCCAGATGTACCAGCAGGCGCCTACGACCATCACCGGGCGCACCATCTGGGTGGTGAACGCGGCGATGGTCATGAGCCCGTGGGTCCACGCGGGCGCGTGCGGGGGCGGCGAGTACGAGGAGTTCGTCGTACCCTCGACCGCTTTGGCGAACGCCTCCACCTCCGCGATGGAGATGGCCTTCTCCTTGAGCGCCGCGATCTCCGCGATGCGGCGCTTGGAGGCACTCCACTCCTTTAGCTCGCTGACCGCGGAGCCCAACACTTGGGTCACACCGCCAAGCAGTGTGCCCCCGGCGGCCGAGGCGAGGAAGGAGAGGAGGCTCATGGTTCAGCGGCAGCCGTGGACCAGAAGGGCGATGAGGGCCACCACCCCGACGGCAACGGTCAGCCGCTGAACGAGCGTCAGCAGTTCAATCCGTCTTGACGGGGGCAGGTTCGACCAGAGGGAGCAAAAGCCGGACAGCTTTTTCAATAAGCTCATGATCGGATCGCGTGCCGCGGAACTGGGCCGCAGCCTGCGCGAGAAGTTCGAGTGCCTGTTTCGGAGTTAGGTTCTGATCCATGAAACACCTCTTCAGAGCGGGGTGAGCCCGGCGTTCTGAGCGAGCACGGCGTAGAACGCCGCGTCATCGGTCCACGCTTCGGTCTGCGCGGCGGTGGCGTTGACCAGCTGGGAAGACACCTCCTCGCCCGTGGCGGTAAGCAGGGTGCAGTCGGCAACGGCCGGGCCGTTCTGGTAGTTGACGTACCGCACGCAGAACTGCGTCGCGGTCTTGGTCCCGCTGGACGTCCAGACGGAGACGGGGGTGATCGGTACAATGTTGGTATTCATGGGAGATTAAGCGACCTTGAGGGTTCCGGCGTCGTTCCAGAGCGTGCCCGCCTGCAGGCCGGCGGCGGAGGTGGGCAGTCCTTGGAAGTTGATGCGTCCAGCCGCCGTGTAAATAGCGTAAGCGTGGGTGATGGTGACATTCGTGTTGGCCGTCGGGGCGCCGGCGACGAACAACGTGGCTGCCTGCGTGTAGGTGGTGACGCTGCTGGCGGCTATGGCCGACGAGGCGATGCTGTTGACGACCGTCCGAGAGACAGTGCCAGACGAGCTGGTATCGGTAAGTACCGCGCCCGCGATCGTAAGCTGGGTGCCGACATCGCCCCACGCCGGGACGCTTTGACTGGTATTGGAGAGCTGAAGCCCACCACCCACCGCCAGCTTGGGCGTCGCCGCAGCCGTCGGACCGATGCTGATCGTCCCGTTGCGGACGAAGCTGATGTGGGTCTCGTTGTCGCCACCAGTCGTCAGCCCCTCACCAGAGTGGATGCGCTTGGCGATGCCGACGCCGCCGCTGACGACCAGTGCGCCCGAGATGGTGGAGCTGGAGGCGGTGGAGTCGGAGAGGGTGACTGGGCGCGGAGTCGTGATGCGCCCGCCAGCTGCCCGCGTGATGGCTAAAGGCGTGTCAATTACCGCACCCGCGTCCGTTAACGCGGTGATGAAGAACCCGGACCCTGCATCACTTCCCGTCTCGGCGGTCGTGTTTTGTCCAAAGTACCAACGATCCACCCCCGCAGTTTTGGTGACGATAATTTTGAACTGGCCCGCTGCGCTATTAAGGTTAGCCAGCGCACTCCCACCGCCAGCATTGGAAAGGGTAAAAGACCCGCCCGTAGCCGACAATGCACCAGCAAACGTAGTCCCGCTAGCCGCAAACGTGGCCGTGGCTACCCCCGACGGGATCATCACGATGTCACCATTGCTCGTCCCGATCCGCAGCTGACCGGCCAGCGTGGCGTGCGTGTCGTTGTACGCTTGGAGCGACGCGCTCCGCGTGCCCATGTTGAACCGGAACAAGCAGGACGCCGCGTTGCCCGCGGAGTTGTTGATCAGGTTCAGCTGCAGGACGCCGCTGTTCGTGCCGGTGGTCGCGGTCAGCGTGCCGCCCGACCAGATGCTGCCGCTGGCGCCGATGCCCCCATCCACCCCGTTGCCGACCACGAACGCGCCGGTGATGGTGGAGGTGGACGCGGAAGACGAGGGCACCTTGACCATGCCCCCGTAAGGGTTCAGCCGGAGTTCCTGCCACGAAATGCCACTGTCCTGCGTCGCGACAAAGCCCCAGTTGTTCGCGTTGTCGTACCCGATCGAGACCCGCTTGTTGCTGCCGAAGTAGGCCGCGGTGGGCAGGCTGTCCACCACCGTCGAACCGTTGAAGGCTGCCAGCCCGCCGATGCTGGGGGCGTACGCATTCAGCTTCCGCGTCCCGTTGGTCGCACCGTCGATGACGAAGAAGTCATCCGAGGTGGTGACCGGCGCGCTGGTCAGGAGGTTGATGCGTGAGTCGGCCATGACGGTCAGTTATTCGTGGTCTTGGCGTGGATGTAGTAGGTCGTGCCGCCGATATCCACTTCGATGGTGCGGTTGGGCGAGGTCGGAGTGACGGTCGCGACGGTGCCTAGCTTCCACGGGGCGGAAGTGCCACCAGTGGGGGCGCCGGTCTGAAACGAGCCCACAATGGTAGCGGCAGTGGCGCCAAAAGTGGCTGCCTCTGCGCCATTCGCCGCAATGCGAACGATATTGGAGCCGGTGTAATAGATGCCGTTGTTGGTGCTGTTCAACTTCAGGGACGGCGCAGCAGCCGTACCTGAGTTCAGGTCGAGTTGACCTCCAATGTTTAGATTCCCACCAACGCCCACCCCGCCGCTCACCACCAATGCGCCAGAGGCGGTGGTGGTGGAGGCGGTGGTGCCGTAGATGGTCAGGCTGGAACTTGTGGCCGAAACGCCAGAAAGCCGCATCTGCTCTTCAAACGAGGAAGCGGTGTAACGGCCAAACGACCATTGCACAACCCCGCTGCCATCTTGGTAGCCGCGAATTAAACCGGCGCGTACGCTGTTCCCAAAGGAGAGGATGTCGCGAGTGGTGCTCGATTGAACATCAGTTTGATACGCTGCCGCAAGACCCGCAGGAACATTGCCATCAGCGTGCAGCCCAAGCTGGGCGCGGACTCGGCCGAACACGCTGACTTCATTGCCCACTCCCACGCCCCCGGTTACCACTAGCGCACCGGCATTGAAGGCGTTGGAGGCGGTAGTGTCAGTAATACTTACAGCCTTTGGGAAAGAAGGAAGAGCGGTAGTCGTGCGAACCGTAAGCCAATTCGTTACCGCACCGGCGTGAACCGCATTGAATCGGATCTCGGGATCGCCTGCCGCCGTGAGGCCATACCCGAAATCTCCGCCATACGTGGTGCCATTATTGGAAGCAACGCGGAGATAGTTCTCGGTCGAGACGGTGTGGGGGATTTGGACCTCAAGCTGCCGCGTCGAAGTAAACAAAGACCGGATCACCGCACTTGTCCCATTCACCGTCAGCGTGCCAGCCGCCGTCACGTTACCTCCACTTGTGATGGAGAACACTTCCGTCCCGGTCGCGAAGCTGGATGAGAACGAGCGGTACGACAGCGTGCTGGACCCGTTGTTGAACCCGAGGATGCCTCGGTCAGCTACACCCGTCTCTGACCAGAAAATGTACGAGGCATTACCCGCCGACGACCGCATCCCTAAAAGGCCCGAACCCGAACTATTATTCGAGGTGATCGTACCGCCCGCGTTGATCGCTCCTCCCGCGTTGATCGCACCTCCCACCCCGACACCACCAGTCACCACCAATGCTCCGGTCACCGAGTTCACAGAACTGGCGGCCGACTCCACAATCATGTTGGAGAAGAAATAAGTGATAGCGTTCGAGGACGTCAGGCCGGGGATGAACGTCGTCTGCATCCGGCTATTCACCATATCCCGGATGTAGAGGTTTTGGTCACCGCTAAGCTTGTAAATCCACCACTTGCTGGTGGTAGGGCCATCTAGGAACCGGATGGAAGCAGACCCCGTGGTATTTAGCGCAAGGCCATTACCATTCACGATTACGGCATTTGGCCCGGAGGTGCCGTTAAGCGTGAGCGTCCCATTAACCACCGGGTCGCCGCTGAATGTCGGGCTAGACGCGCTCAACCTGCGCGTGCCGTTCGCCGACCCATCGGTGACGAAGAAATCGTCCGAGGCCGTGCTGGTCGAAAGGGTCAGGAGATTGATGCGTGAGTCGGCCATGGCGGTTAGGGCAAGGGATCCATGTGGATCAAGATGTCTCCGGTGGCGGTGATCAGACGATCAACGGTCGCGCCAATCAGTATGGCGCCACCGTTCACGAACCGCGGAGGGTTGGTGGGCGTGCTTCCGCCCTCGCCCAATCGCTGACCGAGGACGTTGACGTCGCTGCCGAACTCGGAGGAGACGAGGCTCACATCTGCAGTTCGCTGGCGTGGATGACCGCGGCAGTGCCGCCCTGCTGGATGAACTTGGCCGCCTGCGCCATCGCCGTGCTCCACGTGTACGCGCGCGCGGCGTAGAGGCGGTGACCGTTGGTGGACGTGGGCGTGCTGCCGTCCACCGTGCACATCACGTCGGCGTCCTGAACGTCGAACATCACCATGCTGGTGATCTCGTTGAAGGCGGCGAACTGGACGACTGAACCGCCCACCGCCAGCCGCTGATCGGCGATGGCGTTGCCGCGGTAGACCGCCGGCTTGGGGTAGATGTTGTTAAGGTTGAACGAGGCCATGGTGGTGAGTTAGGACTACCAGCTGCGGGAAGTCACGTGCGTTTGGAACTTGGTCGGCAGAACATCGCCCATCTGGCGCTCCTGCACTTCGATGGAGTCGGCCAGCTTCTGCTCGGCCATCTTCATAATCCGGTCGCCCTTGTCGAGCTGTCCGTCTGAAATCAGCCAGTCGCCGAACGCCCGGTAGACGCAGTACTGGAAGAAGACGGTGTAGAGCGGAATGACCGACCACTTGGCGGGCGCGGTGCTCGGACTGTCCCCGGGGGTCGTCACCTCGACGCACTTGTAGTAGTTGCCGTTGCCGGCGGCGTCGGTGAAGTACACCTGCGCGTCCACCGCGTAGGCCGTGGCGGCCGAGTAGTCCGAGCCGGTGTACATCGGCAGGTACTTCCGGTAGTACAGGAACACCGGGTTGCAGGGCAGGACGCCGTAGATGCTGCTCTGGTTGACGCCGTTGATGTACGTCGCCCAGCCACCGTTGATCATCTGGACCCCGTCCTGCGACAGCAGGTAGCCCTGCGAGCGCGGGTAGAAGGCTGCCGCGGGCGAAGCCTGATAGACGTCGAAGACCGCCTCGATCGTCTCCTCACCTGTCTGCTGCCACGGGATGACAAGGTCACTGACCGGGACGTTGGTCGTCTGCTGGACGAGGCAGCCCCACGCGTACACGCCCTTGGTCACGTCGCCCGCGTAGCTGACCGTGCTGCCGTCGCTGGACAGCTTCAGGCTGTAGAAGCCCGACGACGTCGCGCTGTTCGACGCCGTGAAGCTCAACTGGCACAGGTAGAATCCGTTGGGCTGGAGCGTGATGCTTGTGCCCGTTGCGTTGACCACCGTGCCGACCGTGCCGGCTGCAATGTTGAAGAACGCGCTGTAGGACGTGACCCCGTCGTAGGCCACGAGCTGCACGTTGTTGCGACCGTTGGGCCGCACGTAAGCGACGATGTTGTACTCCTGCGCGGGGAAGAACGAGGTGACGTTCTGGGTCACCCGGTGCTCCGAGTTGGCCGCGGTCTCCAGCAGCTTGCTGGCAGTGACCGAACCGTCCAACGGATTGGCCAGTTGGTTGGCCGTGATGGTCAGGCCGGTGTTCGTCCAGTACGCAGTCTTGGCCAGATCGTTGGGGTACGTCAGCTTGTTGCCGACGAACCGCGCCTCGCCCCGCGGGCAGATGTCAAACCACTGCGTCGCCAGCCAGACGTCCCGGATGGCGTTGTTGAAGAACTGGTTGATGGAGTCCGCAACCTCGGTCGTCAGCCGTGACGGCGGGATCCCGATCAGCTGCACCACGCTGTTCAGGAAGTCCGAGTAGTTGCGGGTTCTGGCCATCAGACAGGTTTCCCATTTACGAACGTCTTACTGTGGCGGAGCCCGTTGTTCTTCGGGCGGTAGCCCGGAGCGCACAGCTCCGGGTTGTCGGCGAGCATGTCCTTCAGCCAGTTCTCCTCGTGGCCGAACGACTGCATCATCCGGAAGTACAGGCGGGCGTCGATCTCGGCGATCTTCTGGCCGACACCGGGGATGTAACTCGACCCGGCCTGCTTCATGATGCGGGCCAGCTTGGCCTGTCTCAGCCCAGCCTCGATCTTCTCCTGCGGCACGCGGCCGAGGACTTCGTTCTCAAACTCCCGGAGGAACTGCTCCGGCAGCGAGGTGATGACTTCGTTGTCGCCGACTTCTTGGGTCATGAAAGGGAAAGGGGGGGAGCCGCCGCAGCGACTCCCCCCAATTACTTACGGGAGCTGCGCGGCGTCCTGCAGGTTCAGATAGACGTCAACGGCGCCCGCGGTCAAGGCGCTGGGCGAGCCGCTCACGGAGTTCGTGAACAGCAGCTGCAGCGTCGCCGCGGACGTGGACGTGGACTGACCCGCATTCGCCACCACGGAACCCGCCACGTTGATGACACCGGCCGAGAGGACCGACGTGGCAGCAATCATGGCGCCCGTGTTCGAGGACGTGCCGACCGCGAGGGTCAGACCGCCCGAGCCGGCGAAAGCCGTCCGGACGTTGGCCAGCGCGCGGTTGACGTACCACTTGGCCGGCGTGGACCCGATCGTCACCGTGACGGTGTCGGTCGTGCCGTTAGCCGCCGCAAGGGCGATGTCCTGATACAGGACGGTGAACTTGTGCGAGAAGCCCGTGCCCGCCTCTTCCTGCTGGGAGAGAGGCGAAACGCGGTCATCGTTGATGGTGATGGTTTGGCTAGCCATTGTGATGGTCTCCTTGGTTTAGGTTAGCTCGTCGCGGCAAACTTGCCGAGACCCTTCGGGTTCTTGCAGACGAGCAGCAGCGAGGTGGAGACAAAGCCACGACGACCGCCACCCTGATCTTCCAGCTCGTCGGCCTGCATGCCGAGCATGGTGCCGAGCCCCACGAGCGCGGGGTCGATCACGTAGCCACGGGCCTTCTGCTGGTTGGTGGTGACCGAGGGGTCAGCGCCGTCGAGCAGGCCGTTGAACATGTCGGGGATGACGGTGACCGTGTGGAAGTCGCCATCATAGATCGTCACGTTCAGGGTGACCTTGCCCTCGTTGGCATCCTGCATGACCTGATAGGTCTTGGTGGTGCCGGAGGCGCCTTCAACACGCTGGAACTTCGAGACCGCCCGCTTGAGGGACGGACCGGCGAAGAGCGTGTAGTTGCGGCGACCGCCGTTCACTTGGAAGATCGACTGGAACACGTCGTTGAAGATCGACTCCGTGAGGGAGCCGGTCGCCGTGGTGTCGATGCTGGCGGACGGCGTGAGGAACGCCGTGGGCACCGGGTTGGTGCTCTGCGCCGTGGCGCGGATCCAGCTGCCGAGACCGCGGGTCTTCCACGGCACGACGCCGTTGTCGGCCTGCATGTCGTTGTCGGAGCCGATGGCCGCCTCGATGCTGCGCTTGATCTCGCGCATCGCCTTGACCTTCGACTGGGCGACTTCCGAGGAGATGCCGGCGGGATCGCTGGCCTCCTGCAGACGGGAGACCATCCACGGGCGGCGGAAGGTCTGGATGTAGTTGCCGAATCGCGCACGGTTGGCGGACTCGTTGTTGAACGCCTGAACGTCCTGACCTTCCAGCACACCGGAGAAGTCAACAGCCGCGAGGGTGTCGGCCTGCCAAGTCTGGAGGGCATTGGTCACCTTCGTCGTCTTGGCGAAGGTAGACGTTTTCGGGCAATCCTCGGGTTCGAGGATGGTGAGGAAGTTGGTGAGATCTTCACGATCCCCCGCAACATTGTAGGTAGTGGATTGAGCCATGGTAGTTAACGATTGGTACGAAGTTGGTCGCTACGCAGCAGTAGTGCCGCGGCCTCACCGGCCGTCACGGCGCCCTTCTGTCTTAACTTCTCCCGTTGCGCGTCCAACGCATTGCGTGCCACCGAGGCGGACGGGATGCGTGGGGTCGAGGTGCCGGATGACACCGCGGTCTGATCGCCCGATGGCTTGGCCGTCGGGGTGATCTTGGGCTTCGGTTTCGGTGCGGGAGCGTCCGTGGCCTTGGAAGACTTGGCTGCTGCGGCCTGACGGGCCTTGAGTGCCTTCAGCCCCTCCACCTGCACACCGACGATGAAGTCAGCGTTGGGGAGATCCTGAAGCCACGGGTTGAGCCGGTAGGCTTGGACAGCGGCTTGGTAGTCCTCCGAGTTGGGATCCTTCAGGAACGGGAACATCTGAACGGCTTGTTGAGATGCCTGCGCCTTGGTGAGGAGAAAGTTCTGCCTCGCCGGGATGTGATCCTCGATCGCGATCTTGGCCTTCCGCAACACGTCACGAACTTGTTCACGGGTCAGGGTTTGATCCCCCACCGTGACACCTTCGCCGATGTCGTCTCGGGCCAGCTGGTCCTCTGCCCAGCGCGCCGCTTGCTTCGCCTGCTCCTGATACTTCTGCAGGGAAGGGAGGTCGGTGTACTCCGCCAAGGGCAGGGTGCCCTTGGGCATCGGGGGCGGGGGGTTCGTCTTCTCGGTCTCCGCCTTTTTCAGGCTGGCTTCCAAGTTGGCGAGCCTCTCCTCCAACGCCTTGCGCTTTGCCACCTCCTCATCGACGCGCTTCTGGACCTTCTCGCGGATCCGGGTCTCCTTGTCCGAAGAAGTTTTCTGGGAAGGAACGTCCTCCTTCTCCGGTTCCGCCTCGGGTTGTGGGGTTTCTTCCCCTTCCGTGGCAGCCTCGGGTTGGGAGGATTCGGGTGCGGTCTCTGCTGTTTCCGCGGGTTGTTCTGTCGCTTCGGGAGCACTGGGCTCTTCCGTGGCAGCGCCCTCCGCGGGAGGGGTTGGCGCCGGTTTCGACTCCGCCTTTTGCGCGTTCGCAAAGAGCATCGCCGCCGCCTGCGTCAATGATACGTTGCCCGACTTTTCTCCATCACCAGTATTGGAAGCCGGTGAAGCCGCTTCTGTAGTATTACTCATCACCAATCATGGCCGGTGAAGCCGCCCGTCCCTAACAGATCATCACCAATCAGGGCCGGTGAAGCCGCCACCTAACCAACTAACATCATCACCATTTGTGGCCGGTGAAGCCGCCAAGTCCGAATGAGGATCATCCGGTAAACATGAGCTGTGCATGTCACCGGATTAAGTCAACGGTCAAATCTGTTCCCTACGCTTGTACTCGTCGTACACAGCGATGACGCCCTTCAGGGCACGCAGCTCGCCAACGAGGGCCATTGTTGCCCGCTCGCTCTTGATGCTATCGTCACGACAGATGTCCTCGATGACGACCTCCCGCTGTTCACGCAGCACGTTGATAAACTGCTGGAAGTTGGTGTTGGGCAGCAGTTGAGCCATTGCATTGGCAATGGCCTGCTGACGGAACTCCTCCCGCTCGCGGTTGGTCATTTACGCTCCTAGCCGCCCGATCTGGGCATTCTGCCGTTGGGTGATCTGGAACTGCAGCTGCTTGGTCAGCTTCTCGATGCGCTTGCCGAACGGATCCTGCTGGTTCTGCAGACGCTGCTGCACGACCGGATCGTTCTGCACGTAGCCTTGAATGATCTGCAGACCAAGCTCGGGCGGCGTGCCCATCTTGATGTCCTGATCCTGACCGGCGTAGATCTTGGCCAGCATGTCCTGCATGTCGGCCACGACCTTCTGCTGGCCGATGTCCTTGGGCTGAATGATGCGCTCGGCGATCGTCGGGTCGATGGCCTCGATCATCGCCTGCAACCACTCGCTGTAATCAACGACCCCCTCACGGTCAGCGGTCGCCACGATCTGGGCGATCTGCTTGATCTTCTCAAAGGTCTTCTCCGTGTCCATCGCCTCGATCTGGTAGTTGAGCACGAAGTCGTACTCCTCGTCCTGACCGCCCTTGATGAACTGCGTGGGCTCCTGCTGGCGCAGACCGACCACCCGGAAGTAAACCTCCTCTGACCCGAACTGTTGATAGAGGGACCAGATCTGCCGGTACGCCTTCGACCAGCTGGACATGAACTTGTCCGTCTCGAACTGGTTCTTCATCAGGGCGAACTGCTGATCGCCCGTCTGTGACGCGAACCCAAGGTAACGGTTGAAGTCGTTCCTCAGCTGTTGCTCGCTCGCCTCGGTGTTGCCGTCCGGCATCGGCCGGTCGAGGAAGTGGTACTCGTTGGGCCGACGCTCTGGGATACGCGCACCCGCGCCCCAACGGGCGGGCGGGCGCCCGACCGGGTAGCCCATCGGGGGCAGGATCGCCAGCGACGCCGCGTCGATACGGCTGTCCTTGTGGACCTTGATCTGATCCTGCAACGGCTTGCCCACCTCCGGGATACCGCGGCTGTCGTGCATCCGGCGGGACAGGAACTCGCGGCGGTGAATGACGAACGGGTACTGGCCGTGGGCGTATCCCAGCAACCCGTGCTTGGCATAGCCCGGATGATCGCCGCCGTCGTCACCCATCATAGGAGTGAAGACCGTCAGGTAAATGCCGGGGATGCCGTCCTCGTCTGACAGCCGCTGATAGGCGTACACCACGCCGATCAGGTCGGTCATCTCCTCTTGGATGTAGTTGAACGACCGCGAGTGCACCCGGATGTACTCGTTGGTCGTGGGCGTGATAAACTTGCCGCGGCAGGTGGAGATGGCCGCGTCCACCCACTCCGGGTTCCATCCCTCGGTCGCGGCGAACGACCGCAGCTGCTCGGCCGAGAAGTACTGCACGCGGTAGATCGCGGGCGCCGTCTCCAGATCGGTGGCCGTGTGCGGGATGAACAGGTTCTCGTCGAGGTTGAACGCCCGGATCACGGGCCGGGACTTCTCCTTGCCCACGATCGGCACCGTCGTCTTCCCCGTCTGCTGCAGATCGGCGAGCATCTTGCGCGCCTTCTTGGAGCTGCACCCGTAGATCTCCTCGAAAAGCGAGACCAGCGTGCCCGACATCACCGGGTCGGTGAGCAAAAGGGTCAGGTCCGCCTCGGGGAACTGCTGCTGCAGGTCGGAAAGCTGCAAGGTGAGCAGGGTCTTCTGACGGGACACCTCCCAAAACTGCCCGGTGGCGGCCACACCCTTCTCTGAGAGGTAGTTGCACAGCAGTTCCACCTCCCGGTCGATCTCCGGGATCTGGGTCTGCACCAACCACTTCATGAAGTTGCTGACGATTTTTGCCCGCTTGAGGTCGTTGCCCTCGACCGGCACCGCCACCAGCTGCGCCTTGCGAAAAGCCATGCACAACATCGCCACTTTGGCGTTGATGGCCTCGTCCGTCAGGAAAACCCGTAGGTCCGACGCCCCATCCCACGGGGTCGGGTCGATCTTGGAGCCCTCACGCGCGTGCTTGCGTCCGTCGGCCGACTGGCCGTCCCAAAGCGCAAACCGAGTGTCGTAGTTTACCCGGCACTGATCGACGTAGGGCTGAAGGTTCGAGGTGCACAGCTCGAAATCCCGCTTCAGGGACGCGTAATCCGGGCCGGACTCGCCCTTGGGGGCTTTCTGCAGTCCGGTATCCGTGTCGGATACGTCCGTATTGGTCCCGTCGTAGGAACTCACGAACGTATGCTGTGGTTGAGGCTACCCCAAGTCAAGGGCCCATTGGCCCGCGCTTCTTGTCCTTAGTCTTGGCGGCCAGACGCAGGGACTTAACCCAGCTGTGGCGGGAAACATTCTTCGGCTTAGACCCTTTGATGCCCTTCATCAGTAAACTCCGGTGCGGTTGTTGGTATCGACAAGGTCGTTCTCGTCGTAGAACCGCGGATTTGATACGGCGATGTAGCGCAGGGCGTCAATCGGATCCTTGGTCGCCTCGTCCTTTCCACCCTTGGCGGTGTATTCCTGCATCGCGAAGATAAAGTTCTGGCATTCCTCGCTAATAAACAGGTGTGGGGCGTTGACTGAGCTGATCTCCTTCTCCTCGTCGTACGCCAGCTTGTTGGAAATCAGCTGTAGCCCATTGTCGATGTCCACCCCGGGGGCCGGGATGACCGTCATGTCCTCATCATCCAGCTGGCTGATGATGGTAACCGCGCCCTCGGCCGACTGTTTCTCGGCCGCGCCAAGCCGCGGGTCGATGAAC